GCGGAGTTGGTCGCAAGAGCCGCGGCTGACGCCGTGACGGCCTGCTGAGCAGAGATCGGTACAGCTGTGGAACTGAGAATGTCCAGATCGGTCTTGATGCTGGCCAAGTTGCCGCCAGTCTCCTGCTCGGCATTATCCACGGTAACGGTACCGATAGATGCGGCAACCGGAGTTCCGTCATACGTCGCGAAGACCGTATTTCCGGTCCCCGTCAGCGCGGTCACATTTATCCGGACAAAATTCACGTAGCCGGTTACCGTGGAAACGCCGTTGGTCGTGCAACTTTGGTCGGTAATCAGATCGGTGAATGTGATGCCGTCAACGCTCTGTTCTAGTTTGACCGTGCAGGATGTCCGGGTTCCAGCTCCGGTCCAAGTCAGGCGATGATTGTAGACCGCGGTGAGCCGTAGTGTCACAACCCCGTCATCCGCGACCGCGGCTGTGAATTTATGCGAGCGAGTTATGCTCTGTGCGGACGCCGGCAACGTCAGGACCAAAAGCAGCAGAGTCGAAATCGTTATTCTTCTCATTTTTGTCTCCCAAAGGTATCGGGCCGCTAGGTCTCGGCCCTGAAAATAATTCTGAATTTGGCGTTGTCACGGTCCTGCGTCGGGAAGTGCTCGGTCTGGCCATCACTCTGCCGAATGAACCATCCGAGATAAGAGCCTGCGGTATCCACGTCCTCTGTGCGCCAGTCGTATCTCACTTGCGCCGGCGTGACCGCTACGGCGTCGCCGCGCGTCACAATCACAGCTACCTCATCATCGACTTTGACCGAACCGTCCGAGGCAAGGATCATGCGGAATACAACGGTCTCTGCTGGATCCAAATCGATTGGTTGCGGTTCTTCCTGGCCGTCGTACAAATCAGCCAGGAGCGAGACGAGGCGATCCCCAACAGTGAAAGACCTTACGATAGTCATCACGCCCCTCGCAGTTTTACAGCCGTTGGATCCTCGCCGGTCAATTTAACGGCGGACGGGTTTACTCCGGTGAGTCTCGCGGGAGGGCAGGTAGTGATCCAACTGATGCCGTAACCTTTAAGATCCGGAACGCTGCTCGCAATACGGATAGAGCCTGTTGGAATCAGCACATTCATATTTCGGCCTATGCTGGGGCGAGAATGAAAACACCGCTTCCGCTGATCGTAATCGCGAGTGAATTCCCATCCGTGGCGGTCACATCCGCGTGAGTCGTGTCGAGTTCCGAACAGCAAAGCAGGCGCCCGGTCAAGTGCTCCTTGATGGCCGCATATCTCGCAACGATCGGACCGCCGACCGCATTCCAGATGACGTCATCAACATCAAATTTCGTACCCGCACCAGTGCGCAACCATTGATTCTCCCCGGTAATTGTCCCGGTGCAGGTCTGCCCGGATTGCGTGTACCCAAAATCGGTTTCCACCTCGCCTGTGATCTCGGAATAAAGGATGAGCGCCGGGTTCGCGACATTCGAGGCCGCCAGGCACAGGATCATGTCGCAATCGATCGCATCCATGTCAAGTGTCCCATCGCCTATCTCCTCAGAAACCGCGTCATAGATCATCCACGCCGACGCTGTCATCGTTAAACCTCCAACATCCTCACGCGATTTCGATTAGATCAATCTCGACGTCGGCCCGGCCCATGCCGGCCATCTGCTCCCACGTTCCGGCATAGCGAACCGTATATCTCCCGAGCACCTGAACCCCGGTGGGGTCATAGGTAAAGATCGAATCATAAGGATCGTAGAAATAGAATGGCTCATGCGATCCGCCCCTGGCGTCGAAGTGATCTCGAAAGGTCGCCAGCAGCGTCGGCGCCAGGCGTCTGGATGTCCGCCAGGATTTCCGGCTCGTCGCCGTTGCGTGGCTGCGCTGGCTCTCGCCGTTTTTATATTCATTTTCGAGCACGACATACTCGCGAGAATGGCTGAAAGCCTTGCAGAGGCTCAATGGCATCACCGTCGCGGGCGCGGCGTTCGCAACCGATCCAGGCATGGCTTTAGTTTGTCATCCAAGAGGAGAATTCGGGATCGCTACGCTCAGTCGGTCGGGCCAAAATCATTCGTTGTAAGTCGTGAATATGAAACATGAATTCATCAGCCTCACAGGGATGTCGATCTGGGAGCCGCAAGAAATCATTCCAGCAATCCGCTAGTTTCCTTAAAAGCTCTTTTTCTTGCTCCGTCACAACTATTCCTCGCGTCTTATGATCACGATGTCAGGGTACCCGGACTCAGCATCAGCGCGGTCATCTGCCGCCTGTTGAAACTCTGCTGTGTCGCTTTCATCGTGGCCGCCTGGACTATCCGCGGATTTTGCTGGACGGTCTTGACCACCTGGCCCTGCAGAAGTGCCGTCGTTGCCGGGCCGTCCAACTTGATCACGGTCGAGCCGCCATATCCGCCGCCGGCGCCAGCCAAGCCCGATCCCGGCAGTCCGCCTCCGAGGATATTGCCACCGTAGTAGGTTGGCGCAAGAGACATGCGGCCGCCGCTCTCAATCATGGTTGAGGAGGTCATCGGCGCGGCCATCCTGCCGGTACCCTGGTTCGTGCTCATGGCGTAGAGCCGAACCAGGTCGGCCACCTGGCTCGTCCGGATCGCCATGTCCAAGTTACCGCCATACCCCTGTTTTGCGATGTCCACGATCTGGCTGAGGACGCCCTTGTCCGCGATGTCGACGCCGTACGCCGCTTTGATTTTGTCGTGGGCCTTCTCGATCGAGCCTTTGATGAATAGGCGTATGGTGCCCGCAACGGCACCGATGCCTGCGCCGATCGCTGCCCCGACGGGTCCACGGAACTTGAAACCGATCATTGCGCCACCGAGTGTAGTCTCTCCGAGTCCCGCGATCCCGCCTCGCTGGAGTCCGTTGATAGCGAGCAACGCACCGCCCATCAGCGCCGCGTTGGAGTGCCCGATGTTGGAGAGAGTGGTCCCGAGTGTCGCTTGGCCGCCGCTTTTCAGGATGTCTTGGAGATGAGCGCCACCGCCACCGCCCGGTCCCAAGCCGACGAAGCTTTTCAGGTTGCCCAGGATCCCCGCGCCACCGCCCCGAAGCATGCCAAGGATTCCGCCGCCACCCTGTGTCGATCCGCCGCCAGTGCCGCCTGAATTCCAGAATCCCGGGTTGAATCCCGGGCTCATGAGCCCGCCCTGGTTGCCTCCGCCGAATCCGGGCATAATGCCGCTGAGGGCTCCGAGGATCCCGCTACTACTGGCTGCAGCTCCCGCAGGCGCCATACCGCCACCACCTCGACCCATAACCATTGCCGCAGCCATGCGGGCAAATTGGTTGAGGACGAAACCAACGGCCTGAGTCCAGAGTTGCTTCCAAACATCCGCGAAAGACTTCGCGGTCAGGAAGACGCGGTTGAAGAATCCCTCGATTGCGTTGGCCGTCTTGTCAAATTGAGTCTGCGCATCACGGGCGATTTCGGCGTTGGCCTGCTCGATGAGCAACTTCTTTCTTTCCTCGATCGCTGCAATAGCGGCCTCGTTGCCGGAGAATTTCTCCTCTTCGGCATTGAGTGCATCGATTTCAATCTGTGCGGCACCCCTATAATCCTTCCTGCCCTTGAGAATCGATTCGCGCAACGTGGCATTACTTTTGCCGAGTTCCTCCGTCAACTTGCCGGCTTCTGCGAGGTCTTTCAGTTTGTCTTTGTCCAGGAGTCCGGCGAGAGGGTCGATTGATTTTGGAATCTCCAGCCCCCCATAAGTGGCAAGTCCTTCGGTCTTTGCGGTTCCCGCCATTTTCTCGTATTCTCTGGTCAATAACTTTGCCGCTTCCAGTTGGTTCTTGAGCCTCTCCTCGATAACTTTATCCGCCTCGTCGCCCTGCTGATGTTTCAGATCAAGGATTCTCTTCTCAAGATCTGCCTGTTCCAGCAAATACGCTCTGTGCGCATCGTCCACTTTTTTATCGGCTTCTCCCCAGTCTTTGGCGGCTTGGATAGCTCTCGCACTGGCCCTCCCGATGTTGTCCCCGGTTTTTGGGTCAATTCCCATCATGAGAAAATTTATTTGATTTAGCGGACCGAGCAAATCCTCATAGGCCACCTTGAGACTATTGACTGTTCTCTGTTGTTCGCCGATGTCCGACGCCGTCTTGGCGGATCCCGTCAACCCGATCACGGCACCCTCGTGGCGCAATTTAGCCATTTTGTCGAGGTAGGATCCGTAATCATCCAGGTATTTGTTTAGGTCTTTCTGCTCCTCCTTCAGTCGTTTTGTGGCCTCCTCCGCTTCCTTTGTGCCTTCGACCCAGTCATAGAGTTTCCTGCCTACCTGGACAAGTGCGACGCCTATCGCGATAAAAACCCCCACTTCAAATGCAGATGATAGAGCAGGTCCAATGAGTGCGCTTTGTGCCAGAAACTTAGAAACCGATCTCGGGAGCGTGACGCCAATTTCGGAACCAAGCAGGCGGGCCGCTTGCGTTCCCTCATAGACCTCGGTTCTCATGCGCCCGATGCCGCCCGCGAACTGATCCATGCCAGCCGCGGCATTCCTGCCGCTGGTCATGGACTGGCGCTCAAGCCCGACGAGGCCTTCCCTCGTGACGCGCAGCGTTGAATTAGCCTGCAGGGCGTCAACCTCGATAATCAGTTGAAGCGTGTTCGACGGTCCCATCAGCGCTCCTTCGCCCTTTCCACTTTGAACTTTTCCATTTCTTCCTCAACTACCGCCATGGCTACGAGTTCGTCGGCATCGACGTCATCCAACCCTATCGTAATTCCCATCCTGATTGAGAGCCGCAAATCGAGGACGCGGCTCAGGAGCCGTCCCGCCGGCGAGTCCATTGAGGCGTCAAGCCAGTCCCGCGGGCAATCATCGCACCGCTCGCCGTTGCCCGGCGATCGAGGGCAGAGGTTGATGTCGCATAGATCGTCTGCCCGCAGGCTGTGATATATCAGGAATCTGAGAGTGGGTCTTCTGGGCCACTTCGCATCTGAAAATTTACCGGCTCGGTCCTCTTACCGGCCAGGTTGTGCGCTCTGAAAAGTGCATTGATCACGGCCCACTTGTGAACGATCGGTGGCCCGCCAAGATAGCCAATTGTCTTGCTGCAGAGATCCTTGTAGATCTCGGCCTTCTGCTCGAAACTCGTCGGATGTATCTCCCGGTTGCCGCGGTTGAAAGGCATCGTCGCCTTCTCATACCTGAGACGATCCTTCGAGGTCGGCATCCGGAGAATATGCGTTGTGACCGGCCACGGCGAGGCCTCGAGCGGCGGTAAAACCTTCAGCAGAATCTTGTAAGAACCAGCCTCCAAGGTCGGTTCCTCAGTGACCTCTGCCGACATCAGATCGTCGACGATCCGGCAGGCGTCATATTCATCAACTTGCAGGTCCTTGTGGTCGCAGAGCCTATTGAACAGTTCGAGGTCATCGTCGTCTGGATCGGGCTGGATCCACTGCGTCTTGCCTTCGATTGTCCTCTTGATCAGGGGCCGGCGGATCCCGCGCTCGATCCAGTCCGCGTCCGAAGGGAATTTTACTTTTATGACCTTGATCCCCTCCGGAGTGACGGTCTTCATCTCGAACGGTTGGCCCGCGTCGAAAAGAACCGACGCGTCTTTTGAAACAAATGCGCCTACCTTATCCGTTTCGCTCAAGTTCCCTCCGATCAGACGTCAGCCTCTCCAATTGCATCCACGGCACACTTCGCGACGGCTGTGATGAGGCCATTAGCGGAATGCCAGAGCGCCAAGCAATCGCCCGTCACCGTGACGAGGCCTTCGGCATCGTCCAGGTCCGCGCTGGCGATCCGCACGCGCTGGACGGTCAGTTGTAGACTGTTGTTCGCGTCATAAGTGAGGCCGATGACGGCCGTTCCCTCCGTCTGGTCCTCCACCTGGTTGAGTTCCGTGGAATTTGCCTCGATCCGGGCCGTAAATTTGAGCGAGAGCGTCCGGTCGCCAAATTCCATCCGGTTTCCGACGGCGCCGCTCGCCCCGGCCCCCCCGTTCTTTTGAGAGTGATAGATCTTCCCGGCCAGATTCCCCGTCACATTGGTGATCACCGGAGCGGCTATTCCCGTTCCCGGCACCGCGTCCGTAAAGATAAGATAGGGACCTGTGCTCGTGAGCGCGATTCCGGCTCCGGCATAGTCGGCGGCGAAGGACGTCACGAAACCGGAGGCGGAGAGCGTCGGGTTGGTGGCGAAGGTCAAGGTCTTTGTCAGCCCGCCCGCCACGGTTATGCTAGCCGATCCGCTCGTCCCGCCGAGTGAGATTACCTCGACCTGCGTCCCACTCCCATGGAAGCCGGATCCAGGACAGAACCTTCCGTCAAGCCGGATATTGTTGTTCCAGGAGAGTGTGAGGCCCTCGATCGTCTTGGCCGTGACGTAATCGACCGTATTCAGCGTCAGGGCGAGGGAGGCGCTCGCCAGCAAGTTCTCGGCGGTCGCGGCGGGGATGACGATGAGGGACGGGTTGGAATGCCTTCCCGTCCCAACGAAGTTGACGACGAGCTTGGAATTCGCGCGGCCCGGTCCCCTGGTGACCGTCAGGGTCCAATCGTTGATCACGCAGCCGATGGACACGCGATCGAGGAGGGCAAACGGCCCCGGCCGGATTTGCTCAGCGAATGAGAAGGCGGGCAACTGGTCAATCCCGTCGGTAATGGGATCGAGAGGCGTGCACGTGTAGATATAGTTCGGCCCGCCCGCCTTTACCGACTTGCCCAACCCGTACACCATCGACCATGCGGCGAATTCGGCGCTCAGGTATTTCTCGATCTGGCCGGCGACTTCCCAATGCGATTTGTAAACATTCGCGGGGAACTCGTTGCCCTTCCCGAGTTCCGCGGCGTCGGTTTCCGTGACTAGTTTCGGGCCGCCGAAGTTGTTGTTGAGCTTATTCAGCCTCCAGAGGCCGGCCGCTGTATTTGGGGTGGCCAGTGCGGACTGGTGTTTCTTACCAAAACCAATTACTGTTTCTCTTACATTTGCCGGCATGATTTAACCCCACGTCTCATTAAAGCTGATTGATAAAAGCCAGTACTCGACCCCTTCGGAATCCAGTTCCCGCGTGCATCGACCCTCGATCGCCATCGGCAGGAGGTCGGGGTTCATCTGGACATTGATCATCGGGAGCGGTTGCCCGTCCGGTGTGCCGTTGACCAAGAGTGAACTTAATCTCGAATAGGAGCCACCGTCCCTGGGTCGCATGTAGATCTCAACCCGATGGTTGAACGGGTGAGAACTGTCCCCCGACCCGATTCCCCATGAATCGTAAACGACGAGGATCGACGGGCTCCGCATCGTGGTGACTGCCTTGGGCAGGTTGGTGGCTGACGGGTAGACATCAACATAGGCAGAGATCACTCCGGGATCGCCGCCGAGTTCCGTCACCAGGTCCGGTATCGCCCGCAACTGGGCGACTAGAAGATCCACCACATCAGCGGGCAGCATCATTTGGGAATCCTCTGGATCACGCGCGCGAAAACCTCTTTGGCCTTGGCATAAACCGTGCTGATATTGTTCGGCGAGAATACCAGCCAGGGTTCCCGTTTCATGTTCGCCAGCCCCACGTCGCGGTTTGTAAAACGTGAAACAGCCTTGTTCTTCTTGCGCGCCGCCCGGTTCTCCACGCGCATCCTCGCATCCGGAGCCGAATAGGCCCGGTTCTCCGTGACCGTCCGCAGCTTGAGGCTGCCAAGCAGTTGCCCGGTCAGGAACAGGTTGCGACGGTTGCCTTTGCCGATCCTGGACTTGTACATCGCGTACCGCTTGGTCAGCGGCTTCGCGGGGGCGTCGTTCGGACCCTGAGCCTGGATAACGCGCTTGAATACGCTCAGCAGGCCGGTGGATCCAATCTCCACCATCTCGCGCTGCTGGAAGCTAATGTCGCCTAGATTCAGAGACCCCTTTTTCCAGATACGCACGCTCTGGGACATCAGCCTATCTCCCGGTCCTGGCGCAGGGTCATCTCAATTCCGCCGTCGCCTTGGTTCAGAGGCTGGAGGATCTTGTAAACGAACAGGTCCGTCTGGATCTCGTCGCCCGCGATTGGAGCGGGATCCAACTGTCCCGTCTCCGTCCAGCATCTGGCATACATGCTGCCCTCGCCGGGCGCCTGGCCTTCCTGTTGCAGGCCGGTTTGCAGGACGCCCGTGAAGGCAACGATCTCTCCCGTCTGCGAGCGCACGAGCGTGAGGGATTGCCCGAACGCTCGCAGAAAGGCTGGATTGTGGCGAGTGAAATCCACGGCCATCGGAATTAGGCCGCCTTGGTCAGAACGCCGCTATAATCGATGACGTGATATTTCGCTCCGTCAGAGTAGATGTCGGCATAGTTTCCAACGACACCCGCGATCGTGAGCTTCTCGTCCGCCACGCCGCTGCCACCGAGGAAGATCTTCTCGGTGCTCGCCGGTATCAGAACGAGAGCCCAAGCGGCAGCGATCTGAATCTTGATCGACATCCCGCCGACATCGGCAGCCGCGGGGAGCGTGAGATTTTTCGAAGCACCCGCGCCGGTGTTCGTGTGAATTAGTCCAAAACTGGCCACGGTCAACGTGGCGTCGGCGCTGTGGGCGACCACGGTGGCATCCGCCGGAACTAAAGGCGGTTCCGGAATCATGAATCCAGTTCCTGTTGCAGTCATTTTCCTGTCTCCTCTATTTTTTCAAGGTTGTGCTTTCGTTCTTCGGAAACCGCCGGACCTACGCTTCCTTGGTAATGACGCCGCTGTAATTGACGACGAGATACTGCGTGCCATCGCAATACACGTCGACAAAGTTGCCAATCACAGCCGCGATGTTGAGATATTTGGTCACGACGTTACTCCCGCCGAGGCAGATTGCTTCCCCGGTAGCCGGCAGCAAACGGACGATCTGAGCCACCGTAACTTGAATGCGAAATGCCAAACCGGCAACGAGCGCCGACGCGAGCAGAGTCAAAACGATTGTGCTGCCGGCTCCAGTGTTCGTGATGTTCTTGCCATAATCGGTGATCGCCAAGGCCACAGTCGACGCCTGAGCGCTTACAGCCGCGTCCGGAGCCACCAGGGGCGGACGCGGAACGAGGAATCCGGTTCCTGTTGCAGTCATTTTCCTGTCTCCTTTTTATTTCGAATTCGGACCTACGCTTCCTTGGTGACGACGCCGCTGTATTTATTGACAAGATATTTCACGCCGTCGCAGTACAGGTCGCAGAAGTTGCCGATCACGCCGGCGATCTGTAAGTATTTTGTAACAACCCCATCGCCGCCGAGATAAACGGCTTCTCCGGTCGCGGGCAGCAACCGAACAATATTCGCATTCGTAATCTGAATGCGAAGTGACAAACCGGCAGCGAGCGCCACCGCGAGCAGAGTCAAAACGATTGTGCCGCCGGCTCCAGTGTTCGTGACGTTCTTACCGTAGTCGGCGGCAAGCAACGCGGCGTTCGACGCCTGAGGGCTGACCGCCGCGTCCGGCGATACAAGGGGCGGGCGCGGGATTTGGAATCCGGTTCCTGTTGCAGTCATTGGTTTCTCCTAAATTGAAAGGCCCCGGTTTCCCGAGGCCCTCGTTTGAGTCCCAAAATGGTTAAGACCGCTTGAAGCGGTTCCGACTACGAGCCGGTCGATTTGTACAGCGAGCGCCAGTCGACGGCCTTGGCCGCGAAGTCCTCGTAGGCGTAGAACTGCATCCCGAGAACTCCCTGCTCATTGTCCTTGCGCACGAATTGAGGACCTTCCTGGCCCTGCAGGAAGCAATACTCGATTCCCGGAGCGAGGCTGGGATCGGCGGCCATGAACCAGATCGTCGTGCCGGATCCGTTGGTATCCAGCTCGCCATCGGCGACGACCTCCAGGCGGCCGGCAAACCAGTTCTGATCCGACGCCTTCACGTTCGGGCCGACCAGCATCGTGGTCGACTTTGCAGTTGATTCCTTCGCCGCTGGCACAATCAGGTATTTCGGCGTGAGGTTCAGGACGGATACACCATCCAACCCTTTCTGCACTTTCATGGCGCCAAACGCCGCGTCGTATGAGGTGTTGCCGAGCGCGCCCGTGCCCAGGTTGTAATGCGTGGCGTAGAACAGGGCGATGGAGTCCGCCATGTTCGCGTTGGCATACAGGATGGCGTAGACCGTCTTATTCTCCATCCTGGCCGCCTGCTGGCCCATCTGGGAGATCAGGTCATTGAATGCACCCAGGTCGTCGTTGATGAGCATCTGGCGGGTGAAGGAGATGCCCCGGCCATAGGTCGCAAGTGCATAGCTTTCTTTGCTGTCCGTCATCAAGCCAAGAGTGACCTGTCCGCCCTCCAGGACCTTCAGGAACGACGGCGCCTCGCCCAGCCTCACCCGGGTCATGGTCTTGAAGTCCGGGGTTGTGGAAGGCTTGCACCAGGTCCGATAGGTCGGAGCGGCCAATTGGTACATCCGCAACAGTTGCTTGCGGGCCGTGTTTTCGAGCACGTTGGCGAAGTCGGCGGTAGTCTGCATGGCCAACGTCGCTACGTCACCCATCGGGACCGGTCCTCGTACCCCCCGCTGTTGACGGACCGATTCCTCCGCGATCTGCTTGATACTCAGATGCAGGAACGGATTATTCCCGTCCTCTATCACCTTCTCGTTGGGGTTCATCATCGCGTGCACAGCTGAACCCATTAGCATGCGCCGGGTGTCGGCCTCATCGCTGATCACGGTAATGTGGCCATCCCTGGTGGCGGGAAACTGTGTGGATCTCTCGGCCTGCAGTTTAAGAGCATCCTCGCGCACCTTATCGATTGTGCTCTTTGCGCGAATGTGTTTTTCCGAGAACGACATGGGAAGTCCGCAGACCTTCATCACTTCAATGATCTGGACGCAGCGAGTCATTTCCACCAGAGCGCTGTTTGCCTGGGCGTTCTTTAGCTGATCGTCGATGATGGATTTGGCGGTCAGGGTGGATCCATCTTCCTGTGTCTCCGCTGCCGAAAGCAATTCATTGTTGGCTTCGATCTTTGCTTTGAGATCGTTATAGGCCTTGCGGCTGAGTTCCGTGAATCCACCAGCCGCAGCCGCGGCTTCCAATATTTCGCTGGCCTGTTTCGTCCAGTCGGTTTTGTTCTTCTTGAGCAGGTCGACGCTCACTAATCCCGCCATCGGGAAAAGCATGAGCGGTGCGGCATGGGGGCCCATGGCGTAAACCCCGAGCAGGACTACGCAGACAAGCAACAGGGCTGCACACGGCAATGCGAACCCGATCAGTCCCGAGGGATTGATCAGGGGTTGAGACTTGAAGTAGCCGCGGCCAAAGTTGGCAGCGAACCATTTTCGTTTGTCTCTGGAGTGCATATTCATGAGGTTTACTCCTTTTTGTAGCGCCAAAAGAAAAACCCGCATTGCTGCGGGCTTCGGGCGCTCGTTAAGTTGTCTATTTCGCGTGAAGAACGTACAGCTCCGCGCGCGCCTCATCGGAGTGCGCCTCACTGTGTTACCCGCCTAAACGGGCCTGAAACTAAAGACTGAGCAAGCGCAACATTTCGCGCTCGATTTCAAAGTTAAAGACGTTCGCTCCCGATATGCCGCCCTGTTCCGCGGATAAGGTCGTAGTATCGAAATCCGCCGGCACGGGGGCGATACTGAGTTCATATGGTTGCCACTTCTTTGCGACGCGAATCTCCAGTTTGTCGCCGTTGGCCGCGATCTTCTCTTCCTCAAGGATTTGAACTCCCATTGAAAACTTTGTCACGATTCGGTCCTTGATGTCGGTCCAGAGTTCGTCGACGCTGGGCCTCTTCGAGAAACGGAGAGTGGCCTTGGAATTCTTTCCATCCTGCCAGGCCCGCTCTACCTTGCCCTTTTGGGAAAGACTGCCGTCCCACAAACTGTGATTGTCGAGAACGGGCGCGCCATTATTTAGGAGCGAGAAATCCGCGCCCTTGGGCTCAAACCGGAGAATATATTTATCCCCCGTCCAGTAATCCATCCTGGGAATGTCGACGCCGGTGAAGAAAATTATGTCCACCTTCCTGTTTTCCAGGTCGATAGAGGTAATCTTGGTTCCGGAAAGATATTCCCGGTCCCGCATTCTCTGCCGCAATTCGGTGTCATTGAGTTTGGGGGCTGGCACTGTCTCCTCCTTTGCCGCCCGCCTCATTGGCGATCGCGGGTGACGGATCATTCTGTCTCGTATTTCGTGCGAAGCTCACGCCGGCAGCGTCTAATCTGGCCTTCCATTTCGCGATCTCTTCAATCTGTGTGTCTGCATCGTTGCCTTGTTCACTCACCAATTGCGGGTAAGTTTTCTTGCCGATCTGCAGTTCAATACGGTCGGCTTCGGCCTCAATTCCGCGGTCGAGCAAATCGAAGGGCGGTGGATCCCACTTGACCTGGTAGTTCGTCTCGGGAATCACGTTCATGACGAACAATTTATCGATGAACTTCCTCCAGATCGGATCGAGCACCTGGGGGATAAGCCAGTTCCACCGGTACTCCTCGATCGCATCTCGAAATGAGAGCAGGCCGCCGCGATAACTCGAGTAATTGACCGCCTCCAGATTGTCGTCCAGCACCACATAGGGAATCTCAAGGCCTGTGGCAACCTCGCGAAGCTCGGTCTTTTTATAGGCCGAGTAATCTCCCGAAAAACTCGGGTCAAGGAATTTTACATCCGTTCCGGGAGCGCCATACGCCACCATTCCGGGCCGGAACTCCTCGATCTTTTTGCCGTCGGAGTCCACGGCTATACCCGCGAGCGTCGGTCCCTCGGTCCCCTCGGACTGCGTCACGAACGCCGCCAGACAAGCCTCGATTTTCTTACGCATGAGCACGGCGTCGGCATATTCATCGATGTCGCGAAGCTTGGCAATGACGGTTGCAAAACGAGTGACGGAACGCACGTCGCCGGGTCGGTCTATCTCGGCATGGTGAAGAACATAGTCAACCGGCACGAACTTGCTCATTATCGTCGCCCGCCAGTTGGACGGCAGCATCTCTCCGGGATGGAATCCGAACAGCCAGTAACCCATGACCCGGCCAAGCAAATCAAACTGGACGCCCTGGATGATGTATCCATTGTCGAGAATCATCGTCCTGTAGGAATCGATAAAGTCAGCCTCAAGGATCTGGATTTGGAATGGAACGGCCAGACCATCCTCGGCATACCGGTCCCAAAGACGCACCAACACCTCGCCGGACTCATAGCAGCTCGAAACGATCAGCTTCTCTGCCGCCGCAAAGTTGAGCCTCCGGTCCGAACAGCACTCGCGCGCGAACCGGTTCCAGTAATCCATGATCTTCTTATTGAGCACGTCATTTCCGACATCGGCGCGCGGCGATATACCGGTCCCCACAACGCGCTTCGCCCACTCGCGTTTCGCCCTGCGTCCATAGGCGTTGTTTCGGCAGAGGTCGCGGGCGTTCGCGCTCAACTTCGAGTGCGCCGGGCCGATCTCCGCGTTACCGGAAGAGGTGGTCGTATTCCAGCCGCCTTGCCGGCGGGGACCGCGCACACCCTCGTAAGAGAGAAGGGTGTTGGCGATCGCCCGAGCACGTGCTCGTTTCAATCCGGCTGAAGGAGCCACAAAATTGATGGTCTTATCGAGCCAGTTCATCAGTCCTTTGTGAAACTCGCGAACGTGGAACGCACAACGCCGCCCCCGCCGGGATATGCGATGGTATCTTTGATCAGGGCGCGCGCCTTTAGGAGTTCATCAATCGTCCGATACTGCACTTCGCGGCCGTCGCTGAATCGGACGCGCAGTTCTCCCGTCGCAATCGCGCTTTCGATCGCCGTCAGGTCCGTAGTTGTCAGGGACATTTATTTTTATTCCCAGGATGGAGTGGAATGGCATCTCTCATAAACGCCATCACCCCAAATACAATGGATTCCTGCAGCGTCCAGGCAATTGATGACATGACATTGAAACTCATCAATGGACATATCTGATTTCAGGAACTTCTGGATAAATTCTTCCGGTGCCTTGGCTATTGCACCAATTTCCCTGAATTGCCGTTCGCGTTCCTCTATTGTCATCGATCCAACCAATTTCCTGTCTGATTACCGAGTCGAACGGACGAAAGCCTAATATCCCATAGGGTGTATCTCCATCTACGGAGCCAAACAAGGTCGCCTTCCCCGGCTTTCCAGTTTCGTTTGTAAAGAATTTCGAAGCCGCAAACCAGTTTATTTTCTTCGGGGCTGTATGCTCCATCGGGATCGGCGATTCGAACTTCAAAAAGAGGCGTCCAGATATCCCACCATCCAAATAGAGAATCAATCCCACAAAACGAATTACGAAGTTTCATCTATCCAACCAGCCGCGAGTCCTGTCGCCGAGAAATGATTGGTTGCGGATCCGGTCCACTGACAGGCCGGGCGCTTTCGTTTCTTCTGATGTCGGCGCCGGTCCGGGTTGCTGCCTGACTGGCGCGACTCCGAGTTGCTGCTCCAGGAACGCCCAGTGTTTACCTTGCATGCGATCCAAACCTCGATCCCAGGCGGCCGCCCGTGCATAAATCCTGCAGTCTAGACATTCGTTCCTTGCCCTGGTCTGCTGCCATTCGGTTTTGGCGCGATGCGTGCGCCGGTTGACGTGGCTGACGAGTTGCTCCGCGCATAACTGTTTGAAATGCTCGTCCCCGTAATTCTGGCCGGTTGGGAAATGACAGTATCCCGGAGGATATGTCCAACCCTGTTCTCTTTCCTCTTCGGTCGGCGGACGTTTCTTCAGGTCGGCGTACAGTTCCGCTTTAAAGACGGACACATTGATGGTTCGAATTTTTAAGCCGCCCTTTATCTTGTGCCCGCTGACCGTGACATCCACCGGCGACGGCTGGCTTACCTGCAGGAAGCCCTTGTCCGTCCCCTTGATCGCAAATACTTGGGTTGCCGGTTGCATCCGGACCCAGTTGTAAACGTCGTTTGTCGTCGTGCCGTCGCCTGAGTCGACGAACATCCGGGAGATCGGGAGCTGCGCCCCGCTCGAAGTCGGATAGGTCACAGACCTGAAGGCTTCCAGCTTCGCCCAGACGGCAGATTCGGATGTCTTCCCCTCGAAAATCTGATAATCGACCGACCAGGACTCCCGGTTTCGGCCCCAGGCCACTACCTCCACCTCGAGGCGATCGCGCTGGACGTCGACTCCGGCCGTGAGAAAGAGACCGCCGGCAGGAATCGTCCCAACCTCGTAACCCTCGCGCCTGGCCAATAAGATTTCCCACTCGGGCGCCTCGCCCTTCTCGACCCAGTTCTCCGCGAGCGACGTATTGATGAACGTCTGCAAGTCCATCGAGTTGTCTTTCTTGGTCAGATAATCCAGGACGATTTCCGATAGCTGTTTCCATGGGCTATAAAGTTCCGAGATCCAGAATCCCGCTATGCCGTTGAACCTGGATTGCGCCCGCCATTGCCCGTGCTCTACGGATTTCCATCGTATGGCGTCATCCCAAGGAGCATCACAAAGCTCGCAGTAATACCGCGCCGATCGCGCCTGATCCTCGCGAGTAGCCAGTTTGTCGTCCCAACGGACCTGAGTGCGAAATTTCAGCATCATGCTCTGAAATTGGCCGCACGCGGGACACGGGACGTAATACTCGCGCTTGTCCGAGCCCTCGTACGCTCGATCGATCTCGGATCCGGCCACCGTCGGCGAGCATGTCAGGATCTCTTTTTTTCGATGCCGGAACGTGGCCAGGCGCTTGCGGGCAAGCGAGATCGGATTTCCTTCGCTGCCGGCCGTCGGCGGATACTTGTCCACCTCGTCGCAAAAAAGGAATCGGATCGCGCGGCGCGCCAGGTTGCCCGGAGATCCGGCCGATGTGATTGCCAGCATGCCGCCCGGAAAGAGTTTTTCCTCGATCGTGTTGTTGCTGACCCGGCTCTTCAGATCCGCGAAGATTCCGCGCAGCGCAGGCGTGTCCCGGATCATTGGCGCGATGCGCTCCTTGCTGAAGGCCTTCGCGTCGGCGTCGCGCGGCTGCAACACAAGAATCGGGCCCGGATCCTGGTGCGCGAAGTAGGCGATTCCGTTTTCGATCGTCACCGTCTTGAGCATCTGCGTGGCGGATTTGATCACAGTACGATAGACCCGAGCATCCGACACCGAATCGAGAGGTTCGCGCTGAAACGGAAGCGTTTCCCATTTTCCGTGCTCGGCCGAGCTCTCCGGACTCAGATACCGGTACTGATCCGCCCATTCCGATACCGTCAATTCGCCCGGAGGCGCCCAAAGTTTGAGCGTCTTCGCGATTTCGGCGAGAATGATTGCGTTTTTCGGAGCAGCCCAAAGTTTGCATACGTCTGCAACAACCCGAAAAATGTTCATGCATTGGCGCGGTACTCACTGAGTTCGCTCAGCATAGCGCGGATCTCGCGTTCGATTAGGTGTTGGCAGATCAAAACATCCGATTCGACAGCAACCTTTGGCGCAAGCTTCCCGGGGAGTTGCAGGGCATGCTTGCGGGCGGCCAGGATCTGCCTCTGCCATTCCGTGGCGGCTTCCTCGGCGTCGATAAGGATCCCGCGCATTTTTGCAACTTCGAATTCCGTCTTGGAAGCTTTTGCGAGCTCGTGCTTTAGTTGGGCCTGCATCAGGTTGAGCGGTTTCGATGGGCCGCTATAATCTTGTTCCGATGGCGCCGCCGGGTCTTCGGATTGAACCGTCTGACCAAGGGATCGAAGTGCCTGGCGCTTATCGAGGTTTTCCCGCAGGTTCGTATTGACTTCGACCAGGTCCCATCCACTGTCTGCTCTGCGATGAATTTTCCCCTTCCGGCCGAGTTCATTAATCCGCTGGATCGAAATGCCGAGAATAGCCGCAAGTTGTCTCGTGGTGACGGTTTCAGTCATGCGAAGTTCACCGCCGCAAATTCGCCAAAAAGCACGCGTGCCGCTTGGTCATAGGCATGGGCGGCCGCTTCCGGCGTCGAATACATGCCCAAATTTAAGAGACTGCCATCCGATCTTATTTGGGCTCGATATCTCGGCGTCCTCCCTCGCAGATTGTCAAGACGAACTCCCTTTTTCTGCAGATACCAAGTACTGCCGGCAAGGGATGCGTCAATGTCATCGACAAGCGCAACCGCTACGATTTCTCGGGCTTTGTTTCTGAGCGGTATTTCAATCAAACCTGAAACCCCTTAGAAAGTCCTTTCAACTGGTCATAGCTAGACGAAAAATAGCACACATTCACCCTCGCTCTGTTTTGACTGGTAAGGACCCATAAGCCGTTAGTCTGCCTATACATAGCGCCCCTTCTCCGTCTCATCTTCCGACCCTGTGAAGTCTGATGACTCGCCCCTCCCCCGCCTCGAGTTCATGCATTTGCGGATTTCTCTTGAGTCGGCGCAGCACGCATGCCAAGGCCGGCGCAAACCGACGATATCCATGCACATACTGATGGCCGTTGTGCACCAGGTCGCTCGGGTAGCGCACTTCCGATCTGCGAACTTGTTCGCAGTCTGCGCAGCTCACGCGCGCATCCTCTTGGCCTTCACGTCAGCGACTATTTCCGAGGTAACGAAATCGTCATAGGGGTCGCGGCCAGGTCGCTTCGTGCGGTCCATCTCCGCAAGCTTGTCGAGGCATTCACGGCATTTGCAACTAAGAGAGGACGGTCCGGACATATCGGGTCCGAGCTCGACATCGAGCGGTTCCATCTCCCGTAGAACAGGGAAAAGCTGTGGTTTCATCGCCAGGAGACCGGATTCCATGTCGCGAAACAGATAATTACGCATGTCCAGGAACCTGATCACGCCCTGGGACACACGTATTGTGACCCCGAGATGGTTGAGCATCTCGTGTCCGGTCAAAGCTTCGCTCATGTGGATCCGGTTTGTTTATCGAGAAGGTGTGGTCCGGGTTACTCGGTTCTGTGCTTACCTCTTCACTTGTGCTTCAGATGCGCACGACCTGGTCCCCGTTTTAGGTTTAGTGCGCGTTGTCGCGGTCGCGCCCCCGTCAGAATGGATTGAACAGCAGATGATGTGCGGAATCAAGACTGCGGAAAGAAATAAGTGTGCTACTCGTGCCTCCGTGTGTCTACTCGTGCTTCTTTGGCACTCCTTCCGTGAGCATTCTGATGACTTCTGAGTAAGGGATGACGATCACGCCGCTGAAGTGTTTGTGCTCGATTTTCTCCTCGCGCGCCCACCTGCGCACGGTGTCTTTTGAGAAACCAAATATCCGCGCCACCTCGTCGACTCGGAAAAAGCGCTTTTTTGGCAGGTCCGTGGGAATATTGTCATCGATCATCTGAATCCGTCCTTTTCTGAACACCCGCCGGAATAGATACCCTCAACATCATCCGCGCCGCAGGCGCGGGGCTCATCATCATCTTCGTGTAATCTTCTGCAGAAGGTCGA